ACAATGCAGCAATGACGGCTTGAATAACGCCTTTAGATATTGGGTCGTCTGTCTGCACGGCTTGCAATGCCATTGCATAGTGTTCTGTGTCATCTGCCAATAAGACTAGCTGCTCGTTGATATGTTCGAGCATGTCCACTATCTGTAATAGTCTGTCGTTTGATTGGCTCATGATTGCACCCCTGTAGCGTTGTTGTCGGTATCGGCTGGCTTGTCTATCCAATAAATTTTAAACGTCTTACCATTGTGTTTGATGGTCTTATCTTGAATAACTACGCCTTGCGCTCTTAGCTCACTGATCCGCTGTAAAAAGCATGTGATTTGCCATAAATCAAAGGCTTCATAAGTAGATAGGCTGTGACCTGCCAGCATGTGATTATGGATAATCTGCTTATAGCTTTTTTTGGGTTGCCGTGTGTTCATGTCTTACACCTCGCTAGTGGTTGAGGTGTGAGAATTAAGCCATTCGTGAACGTCTGCATAGCTCCATGCTGTCATGGTAGGGCTTAGCTTCTTGCCAGCTGGGAAACATCCATCTTTTGACCATTCAAAAAGGGTGGTCTTGCTAAAGGGTAGGAACGGCAAAATATCCTTTGCTCTGCCCATGCCTGTAGTGGGCAGTTGCATAGCTGGAATGTTTGCGGTGGTTGGTTCGGTGTCGTGAGGGGTGTTGTCAGTAAAAGGAATTACTGGGGTGTCTTGGGTTGGGTGTGTCATTGTGTATAGCTCCATGTAGTGTATTGAGCCGTAACGGACGCTACGGCTTACATGGTCTATGTTAGGGGGTAAGCATAGGTGTCAGAAAAGGGTGTCACCTCAATAAAATGGTGTCGGTAAGTGGTGTCACCTCCAAACAATAAAGGCTTGAAGCCAGTTTTAAATTAGGGTGACACGTTGAGGTGACACCTTGTCAGCAAGTTACTATTTAAAAAAACCACTCCAGTTATAGTTTTTCTGCTCTCTAGGTGTGGTGATAGCTGTAATTCTATCTATGAACCTTTGGTCTTTAGGTAAATTTTTAAAATTCTTTAAGACTAGAGGGACTTTTGAGGAATGAGATAGGTTTTGGTTTAAATCGTTATCTTCTAAATAAATATAGTTCCAGACATAGTGAGCAACTATTAGTTCAGGTGCTATATTCGCTTGACTAGAATCAATGAATGCTAGTTTATTATTTCTAAAGCTCAACTCTTCCTGCATCTGATAGAAGTCAAAACCTAAGTCAAAATTTATATTATCAAGAGTCTTTATGCGACTTATAAAAACTTCAGCCAAATCCTTCAATCTCAAAAACATTTCCAAAGTTCTATTGTCCGCTAAGAATTTATAAAATTCATTCTGCCATTCTTCTGCTTCCTTATAGCTTGTAAATTTAATGTCGTAATCAATTTTATGCGACCATATCTTAAATGGTAAATGGCTTATATATGCGGCGAGTACATAAGGTATCTTTCCATGATTTTCTATATGCTTATAGGGGTATGGCGCATACTTTGGAGTAATATTAAAAGTGCCAAACTCAGCTATGAACTCAAATAAATATTGAGGTTCTTCGATAATATTAATAATAATATCAATTAAGTATGAAGAATGACCGTCTATATCTTCTTCTTCATCTGCAAGAAGTAAATAATCATCGTAAGTGAAAGGTTTTGAGAGCCTACTTTTTGATCGTTCACTTTTAGAATTAATCAACGTTTCAATAAACTTTTTTAATATATAGTGAGCATCAAGATTAGTAATATTGCTTTCAGCTAAAATTGTTCTAATATTTAGATGGTCTCTAAACACAAAGTCATAGTATGTAAACTCAGTTTGATCGTCTGCGCTACGCCATATTGCAGCTATATCGGGATAGTCATTAACTGAAAGCTGAAGACTTTCATCAATATATAAAAAATGCTCGTAAACGCTGATAGCCGTGCTTGTGTCCATATTTCACACCCCTACACCCTTAAATCAAAGTAGGTGCAAGGCAGTGACAGCATAAGGGTGTGTAAATAACTGTCGTTCGGGTAATTAGTCCTAGCCTTGCATAGTCGTTACAGCATGATATTAGCCATGCTTTTGTTTGTGTTGTTTAAAGTCTGCACGGATCACGTTATCCAGCTTGCCAGCGTATGCGTTATCAATGAAGTTTGCCCACTCATTCATCATCTTGGTTCTGTATGGTAGGTGCTGCGCTCCGTTGTATGCCTTACTTATCTTGTTTTCTTTCTCATGTGCCAGCTGTGCCTCTATCGCTTCATGTTTGTAGTCATATTCGTGTAGGGTAGTGCTAGCAAGTCCACGGAAGCCGTGCCCCGTCATTCTGCCCTTATAACCCATGCGCCATAGGGCAGTGATAAAAGCGTTTGTACTGTATGGCTTACGAGTTGAGGTATTAAAAAAAACGTACTGATCCGAAAATCCCAGCGCCTTGATCTGCTCCAGTATCGCCATTGTTTGCGGTGCAAGTGGTACTAGGTGCGGTCTATCCATTTTCATTTTGTCGGCTGGTATGCGCCATATTTTGGCTTTGTAGTCTATCTCTGACCACTCCATGAACCTAAGTTCTTGAGTACGCACAAACGTATAGCATAAAAACCATAAGCCCAGCTTCACCAGTAGATCACCATCATAGGCGTTAATGTCTTGAAGTAGTTTAGGTAGTTGCTGGCTGGTCACACGGCTATGGTGCTTCACCTTATGCGGTTTTAGTGCTTCGGTTAGATCGGTGGCTGGGTTGAGGTTGGTTAAGCCTTCACGTATGGCTTGTTTGAATATCTGCCCCGTTTGACGCATTGCACGCCTTGCCATATCAGCTGCGCCCCTCGCTTCGATAGCTTTACCGATAGCCAAAACATCAGGCGCGGTTATGTCCTCTATATTCATGTGACCAATGACGGGCTTAATATCGCGCTGGTACTGTGAATAGTCACGGCTATAGGTGGTAGGGGCTATGTGTGCTTTGCGGTCATCATGCCAACGCTGGGCTATGGTATCGAACGCCCTTGATCCGTCATTGTCGGCTTGTGTCTTTTTCTTATCGTCTTTTGGGTTGATACCATCAGCTATAAGTCTTTTGATCTCAATATTGCGCTTACGTGCATCTTGAAGGCTCATTACTGGATAAGTGCCAATAGTGAGGGTTTGCTGTTTACCTTGCCAGCGGTAGGCGCTGATCCATGACTTCACGCCCGTATAACGAACCCATAATTGAAGCCCGTTACCGTCACTGTGTTTATCAGGTCGCTTTGTATCAATCGAGGTGGGGCTAGGTGATAGCTTGTTGATACTGGTATGGGTTAGGGGCATGGGTCTATCCTTTGTTGGTATTGTCCATGTTGGTACTGCTCAATACCAACAATAATACCAACATTCTATATGGAACGCCATACACCTACAAAGTGGTGAAAACCCAAAAAACGCCCAAAATAAAGGGCATACGGTCTATGACGGTATGCCCTAATATTGTGTTTGGTCGGAACGGCAGGATTTGAACCTGTTCTACGTGTGCAATATAACATTATTGCATTGTAGAACGTAGATAAAACAAGGGTTTGCCATTTTTAAGTGTAATACAATGCAATGGTTGTTTTGAAATCTGTGCCAAAATCTGTGCCAAGAGTGCGAGTAACGGTGAAGAGTAGGGGTGTGAGATACTCGAACTCTTTTTGATACAACCTAATATAAATAAATAAAAAATTAATATAATAAAATCAATTGTTTATGATTTTGCATTTGTATTGGTTTAAATCGCTTTAGTGTTAAGTGCGTCAAAAACTGCGTCATGATTTACGGCTTGCATCCAACGCCGACGTGATCTGCAATTACATCTGCAATCTCACGAGCTACTAGCCATTTTTTGGATTGGTATGTTGCAAGCTCAGTCGGATTAGAGATAAAAAACAACTCTAGTATGATGCCGCCTGCGCGGACATAGCCGAGCCGTGAGTGCTGGCCACTGCCCTCAGATTTAAATCCACCATCGCTACCGCGGGTAGGGATGCCCATCACCTCGCTGACCGCCGCACATAATTTGCGGCACAAAACCTTGTCTTTTGGCTGCGCCAACGCCTCAACACCGCCCGCGCGCGGGTCGTGGAATGCATTGCAATGCAGCTCAATAGCAACGTCAGCGTGTTTGATGAGCTTGATTGCACTGCGCAGAGTCTGATTATCGCTAGTTTTGCCATCTGTGACAGCTGTAATACCCAAATCTTTGAGACAAAACGCGATGATATTGCGCATATCTGTTGCAATCTCAGCCTCAGTGATGTTGCCGTTGACTGCACCTGGGTCGGTATTGCTGTGCCCAGCCGTGATTACTACTGTAGTCATGATTCCTACCTTATTTTGAGCATTAAAAAAGCCCCGTGTTTGGGGCTGTGATTAATGCGAGTTGTTATTTGTTGTCTGCGATGCGTAGAGCGTAATGCAGCGCATTGAGTGCGAGTAGTCCGCGTCGGTAATGGCGTGGTTTGACATACGGCTGGACAATCTCGCTGTTTTTGATAGCGATGTTTGTCAGCTGACGTGCTGTTTTGATCAGATTAAATCGCATGATATTACTCCAAAACCCCATTAAGGGGCGGTTTGTTTGTGTTTTCTCAGGACTATCTTGTGCCGCGCTTTTATCACATCTTTAAACCCAATGATATTAAGCATGAGCGCAATAAATCGCGCCATGGTGGTCATCGGTGTAGGTGCAAAATCAACAGCTAGTAGTAAAAACAGCCACAACGCTATCCATAAATTTAGCTCAGACGCGCAAATAATGTGCGACGTATTAAATCGCTTGCTCATCATGATATAAAAGCAAAAAAACAGACCTGCGAGCGTCAGCAGGTAATTAATAACCATAATCACTTATCACCCCCAAAAACGCGCTTGCGTAAGCCTTTGAGGGCGGTCACTACGCTATCACCTAGTAAATCGATAACGGCGTTATGCAGCTCCTCGTTTGATAGTAGGCGCACCAATATGTATAGCAATATCGTGCCGCTGAACGCGCCAAAAAATGCGGTAATTTGCAGCCAGCCAACGCTAGGGCTTTCAACAAACGTGGGCAGTATCACGAACGACAACACAATGCCAACTGTAAATGCCGTAAAAAACTTACCGAGTTTTGACCCAGTGCCTTTCATGTAGTCTGTCAGCAGTGCCAGAAACGCGCCCAAAAACGCCAGCACGACCATCGATATTAGAAAAAACCATAGCGGCAACTGCATGTATAAAAATAGATGCGGCTGATTGAGCTGTACGCCGACACTCGCAATGCTCGCAGCGGTGCCAGCAGTTGATAGCACCAAAGCCTTAGCCGTCGCTATTACAGCATCATGCTGCATAACCCCTCCTCAAATTTTAGTCATAAAAAAAACCACTCATCGAGTGGTTCGCTATGCGAGCGTGGACAACCAGCGTTGCGATAGTTTGTTCTGCTGTTCAATCTCTGCGCTACTTAGTAGTTTATCCCACACTAAAACTTCTGGAGTTACAACTTTTGTGCCGCCTATGTGGGGCCATTCTGGCGTGCTACCTATTTGCCAATCGCCATCTCCTCTGTCCGCATAATCGCTATCGCTATATTTAAGGTCAACCCATTCTTGGTTATCGACCTTAACGCCGACGGTGCCCGCTATGGTGTTTATGCGCGCCCAAATATTTAAAACGCCTGTTGTTGGTATCAGGGCGTTTGTAACCACGGCGATGCGTGATGACCGCGCGGCGTAGGCACCAGACGAGGTCTTGACTGCTACAAAAAATCGCACTTGGTAATCAAAATTACTGCCGTTTGCAACCGTGCGTAGCACAATAGCTGTGCCGGTATTTCCGCTATAGTCGCCAAGCAAGGGTACTGTTGCCGTCGTATCTGTCGGCAAGTCCTTAAACTCTGCGACAGCCTTGATTGTCATGTCGCCGACGTCGGTAGGCGCAAAATCTGTCTGTACAAACTCATTAGCTGCGCCTTGCAATCCCTTACTTGTGTACGTCGCCGTGTTTGCCGTAACACCAGCCTTGTCCGCCTTGCTACTTAAATTGACGGTATTGCTCGGATTAGTCGCTCTCAGTCCAAACACTAAGTGGTTTGCGGCTGCAATGTTGCCATATACAGGCATACCTGCGTAGTTTGCACCATTATTGATAATTAACATTAGATAAAACCTCTTGTTTTGTGGATGTTAAACATTACACATGGATTGTGTAGGTTGTGGGTATTACCAAGTGGGTCAGTAACAATATCGCTATCGCCGTGCGTATCTCTTAAATTACCCATCGCACGAGGGGCAGTGCTATCGCGGCCTAGGCAGTAACTTAATTTTGCGTTATCAGGCTGAGGTGCGCTAAAGTTGATGCGCAACGTCTTACGCCCCGTAATTTCTACCGACGTAATTGCGTTTTCACTTAACACTCCATCAATCCATACATCAAAACCTGCGTTTGGCTGCATAGCAAAAAAATAATCATCGGTGACCAAGTGGCCGTAAGGCACATAAAACTCAATATCGCAGTAAGTGTCCGTAAAATCATACATGACAGGCTCAAGCGGTCGCCATTTACCCATTTGCCTGTGCAATGTATGCTCCATAGCTCTAGCTACATAAGCGCCCATTAGCCATGCACCCACGTTTGTCAGATGCACATAGTCACGGTCGTTTTTTGGTAGTGCGTAAACAGGTATTGCTAAAACATACCTATCATCACTACGAGACGTAAACCACTGCGCTGTCGCTATAGGGTTTTCATTGAGTGACATATTTGTGTCTTTGTATTTGTAGCTGCGATGAGCCTCAGTTTGGTATGTAAAAACGTATGGTGTAAAATCTTGGTCTGGACACTCTTTGATAGCTGTGTCTATGAGTATTTGCATCAAATATTTTACGCGGCGTTGATACTCATAAACGTCTGCCGTAATCTCGTCGTCAAAACTGTTGCCTGTGCGATTAAACGATGAGTGGTTTGATTCGCCCTGAAACCAACATATAGCCGCCAATGCCTCCGTTTTGCCCAAATCGGTAGCGGCTGTTGCTATATCTTTAATGTGTTGTTTCGCAATACCTAGCTGCGCTTGGTAAGTTAAGTTTTCGACGCTGTAGCCCCCGCGCCCTGAGGCCATACCTGCCATGACAAAATCATCGGCTGTTGCTTGCTGCGTGTTGACTAAACAGCGTCTTGTAAACTCGTTACAGATTGCCGATACGGGCGACTCGTTGACCCCTGAGTTAAAAGTGGAGGGGTCGCTACTATCGGTGTACTGACCAACTGACTGCTCGACTAACGGCGAAAACGATACCTCGTAAAAGCTGTGTTGCGGCTCTGAACGAGTACCTCCAGATAGCATGACATTGCTAAATGGCTGGGTCGTGCTAATCTCTATGCCTGAGCGTGGCTCGTCTAAATTAGCGGTGCTACCCTCAGATAGTGATTGACCGTAAATCATAATATGATTAATGTCTTTACGATGCCATGTTAGCGGCAGGTTTTTTAATGCAACACTATCTGATGCAACTGCACTGGTTAGTGTGGGGATATGCACCTGACCGTCACTGGCAATATGCATTGCTGTGCGACCCGCATAATCTTGTATGCTGATAGCGCCGTTGCCGTCAGTTACAAAATTAAGGCCGCCCAAGCTGACGCCGCCATCAGAATCTACGCGCATTGCTGTACGCCCAGCGCTATCAGCAAAGCCGTTTATTAATGCAGCAAAATCTAATTTGTGGTTTGGTGCGACCATGGTTTGATCGCTAAAACCCCATGCTATTTTTTGTAGTAACTCGTTAACAATGGCAAAGTCATAGGTATTACCCTCATTGTCATGCACAACTTGGTTGTAACCAGCATCCAATTCTAATATTTTATTTAGAATCTGGATTGCAGGGTTCCATGGTGACAATTCCCACACGCCGTTAATTTTTTGATAAACACCGTTTTTATTTACATCGTCGTCTGTTGTGACAACTGCATACGCGTTCTCTTCAAGAGCCACGCCCTCTATCACCATTTTTTCAAAAGTGGAGTACGGCGTTGCCCCAAGCAGGCCATTCTCAACCAGCAATCGCGAGGCCATGGGTGCGGACGGGTATTGCTTGCCAAGACGGCTGGTGACGATTTTGTCCTCATTTGCCGCCTCGCCAAGAGTTTGTATATCAATATGCCCATTTGCCATGTCGTCTAGCGACAGCAAATTGTCTGTACTAATTGGCTGAGTCAATTTATCTACTCCCATAAATAAGCCCCGCATTAGCGGGGCGTTGAGTTATCGGTCATTATTAATTGGTGAGCCACGTCAACTGATTGACGATGTACTCGTTGTCATACAGATAGTATCTATCGTCATAATTGACCGCGCTGATCTCATTACTCATAAACTCAGCGTTTTGTTTGTCAGTGACGATATACGCTGATTTTTTAGCGCCGTTATTGAGTGATATCTGATACGTGGCACGCACCACAGCACTGGGATCAGTGCTGATCGGGCTGCTTGGCATCCGCGCGAGTATCAGCTGATTTGGTTTAGCTCCCGCAGTCACGGCGATGTTGTCAACATAACCGGCCGTCGTTTGCAGCCAAATAGTGGCAGTAGTACCATCTGGTATGGCCACAGGGTCAGATGTAGTCAGCACAATGTCTGTGCCGATTTTATCTAACCGTCGCGCTTCCCCTTGCTGCGTGTCCGCGCGGTACTGGTCAGCGACGGCGATGACGTTACTCTCGATGACGATATTTGACTCATCAAGGCCAACAAACTGTACGGTTTGACGTGCATGTTTGTTTTTTTGGTCGCGGCGCCGTGCATGCATGTACGCCTGTACTTTATTACGTACGCCGATTAGCTCGATATCATCAGCATTGACTGCCGACTGGTCAATCGGTATATGCAATGTCACTTGGGCATCGTCATCAGGGTCGCGATATTTTGCGGTGACGCCATCAAAGCCGTTGCGGGTGCCAAAGCTTTGGGATGGTTGGTAACTACCAGGTTGGATGTTGTGCGCGGTAAAGTTTGCGGCCGGTACATCAGTAGCAGACTCAAAGTAAAAGCGGATTTTATTACCAAATGCGTAAGCTTTACAAAAGCCCGCATTAGCAATGGTTGCTAATATCTCAGTGTCAGTTATATTGCTCTTGTCAAACGTATAACAAAACTCGACGCACTGCTCAGTACCAAAGTAAGAGGCGGCACGGTCTGTCTCCGCCGATATTTGCGGCATATCTAAATCATGTATTGTCATGCCGCCGACATCAGGGTCGGTGGCAACATGATAAAAAATATCGTCAATGCGTCTAGATAGTACCAATGCATCATTGTTACGCCAATCGCGCACGTAGCGGGTGGCGAGGCAGTTAAACTTACGCTCTTTAAACGACAAAGCGCCAGCCGTGGCTTGCTGCATCGTGATAATGGTGGTTGCGTCGTTATCATAATCGGATTTTGTGAGGTTACGGATACCAATCAAATCAGCGATACGAATCTCTTGTACAACTGTCCAGTCGCCGTCATAGATGCGGTGTGTCTTGCGTCGATAGCGCACCCGTAGGTTTTCACCAGGTTTTTGATGAGGGTTTGATACTCTATAAGTCTGTGCCGCAGTCGAGCGCACTTTATCATCACTATTTTCGATTCCGCCCCATAGGTAGCCACGCTGGCGGCTGCCTTGGCCATTATTAACAGCATATCGCTCAAACATGCGGGCTTTGATGGTCTCCGTTTTGCGGTGCAACGTGCCAGGTATCGCGTCGCCATTGACGTCCACCACTTCTGACTCGACTTCAAAGTCGATGCCGATAGCGTTCCACTTGTCGCCACCGGTTGTGTATAGGCCGTTTGGCGACACTACGTTATATAGTACGTCGGTATGGTCACGCGCGGATGTGTAAAAATAGTCCGACCAAAGCGACTGTGATTCTGTCGATAGAGTGATCTCTGTTGGATTCGTAAAGTCGATATTATCAGTCAGCTGTTGCCAGTCAGGATTGACCAGCTCTGGCGACTGGAGTGTGATTTGATTGGCAGAGATTGACTCAATGACATAGTCGCCATTTAAAGTATAAGTGACGGGCGTTGTGGTCGTACCATCAGGGTCGGTCATGGTTAGGTTGTTGCCGCTAGACAGATCGGTTGCCTGCTCTATTTTTATCGTCTCCCCAACTTTAAACTGTGCCGTTAGGTTGAGATTGTCGTTTGAGTCGATGATATTTGGTCCAGCAAAGCTGATTTGTTTAAGTGTCAAATAGTTGTCTGGCGGGGGTAAAACTTGGCCGTTTACCGCATCGTAGCGCTTGGCTACTAGATACGCATACTCGCGTTGATTGGGCGTGAGTGAGTTACCAAACTGGGTGGTAGGCTCATCAAGTCGCACGTCTTGTCCAGGCTCATAAAACTCCGCCGTTGCGCCACGGATGCGCGCAAAATCAGTTGTGTCGTCACGCGCGCGGGTCACTTCATACCGGCCCATACCTAATGCCATGGTCGCAAACTCAATCTCGTCGTGGTCGTCATAGACAGAGTAGGTTACTGCTGCGAGGTCAGGATACATCCAGTTTTCACCATATGCGTCTGCGACGCGGCCGCCGATACGCTGGCGGTTGCCACGGCTAGATAGGCTATTGTTAGGGGACGGTGGTTGCGAGCTACCAGCGCTATTTGGTATTTCAGGCTTTGGCATTAACATAGTCACGGCAACAGCTGCTCCAATGCCAACTACGATTGCGATGGTTAATGGTTCAGCTGGGTAAGTGACCGCATAAATACGACCAGTTTGCTGATATAGATGCGCCACCTCGGCGGCGTTACTATCTGGGATGATGTTATCTGCGCTGAGTGTGTTTTTATAAAACACGGTGTTTGTAGGCAGCCCACCTGGATAAACCTCACGCAATAGCTCATAAACTGATGCGCCGTGTAGGGTCTTATTGACCCCACTGTCGGCAATATAATCAAACCAATCATTGATAACGACCAGCTCAACTGACTTTGGTTGCAGCAGCTGACGTATGCGGCGGGTGAGCGTTGTAATCATAGTATTTGACCGATTGATATTGATGTTTGGCGATATGAGGTGGTTGCGATTTGATGCCTGTTTCGTCTAAATGCACGATAGCGCCATTGATATAAACGCCGCAATGCACACTGACAGGGCTACGCATGACCGCGATGCACGGGGTTTTCGGGTTGTCAATCAAGACAAATCGACTAAGTTTGTCAGGACAGACATGCCGATGGCGGCGTGATTGACATAACTCAGTGACATCGGCTGATAAATCGATACCGGTTAAATCACGATAAACACTACATGCAAAATGCAGGCAGTTGTAATCAGCGTCATCGTATTTGACATCGCGATATTTGGATAAATCAAGCATTTAAAAATCCTCTTAGTGCACGCCACTTGTCGAGTGTAAACGACCGACCAGATTTTTTATTGTTAAGTATCCGTTGTACGGCCTTGAATACTGCACCATGAACTTGTGGGGTGTTTTCAATAATTTTGAGATTGCGTGCTGTCTCATACGGCGCGGTTAAATTGCTGAGTAAGTAGCTTCGGTAAGTGAGCATTGGATACTCAAGCTCATAAGGACTGTCGTAAAGGCGGTCAATCTCATGCGGGATAATCATGCCAAGGTCAGCGACGGCAATAGTAATCTCTTGTGATAGTTTTTCATTAGATTTGCCCCGTTGTAGCTTTAGCGGGGCGTACTCATAATGAGTGACAGCGCCGTCCTCATGCGTGACGGTCACGCCTTTAGTATGATTGCGCACATAGCGATAAACTTGGCTAAATGCGGGATGTGATATCTCTATGCACTCAAGTAGGACATCATGAGCGTTACCAATTAAGTGGTAGCGCTCTTGCTCTGGGGTTAGATTCATATCAGACCTCCAAGCGCGTCAGGTAGGCTCTCATTGACCAATTTACTTAACTGCTCAAAATATTGATGGCTCTGACCATCTGTCAACTCATAAATAGCGGTGATAGTCAGGTCAGTTTCAACGTCATAATCAATCGGCTCAGCTTGCATCTCAAGCTGGGTGATAAATATCTGATCGCCCAGTGTTTGCACTGGGATAGGTCCCTGCGTGGTAATCATGCACTCATACCACTGGTGGTCGATATCATCTAGCAATAGATATGCTAAAAACCGCTGACCGCGATACGCGCGCAAAAATGACAGTAAATACTGCTGCATTGCTCGTGTGCATTTATACGTCGGCGCTAGTGTGTGTACGCTGCCCACGCTATCGACACGGCCGCGTGGTAGGCCGGCGGCGGTCGGTGTGATAACGGTAGGATTCGCCAAACCAAAGTTATAGCCGTCTCGGTATGGTTTTAGCATCAGTTTGGGTAAATCTGCCATTAAAACCTCCGCTCTAGGTTAAAGTTGTTGGTTAGTGCATTGCGCACGGGCGTTGCGGGTGTGTTGATTTGCTGTGCCATCATCTGTGGTACGCGCTCATTGATGCGTTTGTCAATGCGCATCTCGATATCGCCGTTATCATTGACGCGGGCTGATACATCGACTGGAGCGTTATTGGTGATGTTGATGTTGACGCCTTGGTTGCGATACTTTTTATCGTAACTGCCGTCATGCATCGCCTCTAGCTCTGGTCTAAACCGTTTGGTCGTTGGAGCATTGGCGACAAACTCCTCTTTATGCACTAATCCCGCCACCTCAGTTGTCAGACCGGTGCCGGTATAACCGCCGACCTCAAAACCTGGCATAGCCGGTGGCTGCACCTTGTCAATCATTGCTTTTTGCGCCACTTGCAAGGCAGCAGCTGCCGCACCAGCAGCGGGAGCCAGAGCGGGTCCGACAATAGGGATGCCAACGACTGCGTTAAACGCATTACTGTATGACTCTGGGATGTTTAAAAGCGCCTGACCTATGGCCAAGCCCTTTTGAAAAATAAACGCTGCTTGATACAGTGAATTTTGCTCCCCAAAAGCTATGCGCATCAAATCTGTGACACTGCCAAACTGCTCTTGAGCTGAGCCAAGCATCATTTGTTGTGTCTGTTGCTGATACTGCTGCTGGGCCGCGAATTTGGCCTGTTCGTACATCTCGACGGTCAAAAGCTCGGCTTTTTTGGCATCCTCGATGACCTGCAACTGCTGTTTTAACTGCTGATCAAGGCCGTATTGCTGCGAGTAACCACCAAGCTGGGCTTGTTGCTGATTAAACGCATCGCGTGGCCCTTTTTGCAATTGATTGGTGTCGTATATCTGAGCGCCAGCTAGGGCGTTACGTAGGGTGGATTTTTGCGCGTCGTTGATGTCAGTACGCGCGTCAAGCTCACGGCGCTGATCAGCATAAGACTGACGCAAGATAGCCAAGTCAGACATGCCGATGCTGGTTAAGTCGCGTAACTCCCGCTCAAATGCAGTACGACGGGCATCAAGGGCGGTTTGCTCAGCTTGATTGAGCGCATCAATTTTGGCGATTCGCAGCTGCTCATCCATGCCGACCGTGATTTCGATTTCGCGTCGCTCAAGCGCGTACTGCGCGCGGATGCGTTCAGCGTCTGTCTGCTGAGCTTGCTGGGCGTACTGCATTTGCTGGTCATGGTTAAGTTTGAGCTGTGCTGATTTAAAGTTGGCTCGCTCTATAGCATGATCAATAAATGCTGTCTGCTCATCGTCGCTAAAGCCGCTGGCCTCGATTTTAAGGATGTCAGTTTTTAGCTGCTCCTCAATGCGCGTGGCCTCATCGGCGTAATCCATCCGAATTGCTAAGCGGTCTTTAGCTTGTTGTTCAAGTATCCGCGCTTGTTCAGCGGCAGCTCGCTCAACGATAGCAGTCTGCGCGGCGATATTACCAGCTATATTGACACTACCATCTAAACCACCTTTCATGAAAGCAAGATAGCTATTTACTTTCTTAACGTACTCTTGTGTCTCTTTAAAAGGCGGTATTTTATTGCCATATTTAGCAACATTTCCTTCGCCAGCATTGTATCCAGCAAGTGCAAGGTCAACGCTGCCAAACTTATTCATCAAAAAGCTGAGATATTTAGCAGCTGCTTCAGCAGATTTGCCAACGTTTGACTCTTGGCCTCTTATGCCAAAGCGATCAGCAGTCCCTGGCATAAACTGAAAAGCACCTGATGCACCAACTGGGCTACGAGCATTGGCGTTACCGCGTGACTCTTGCATGCTCACAGCGGACAAAAGACCAGCGGGTAGGCTGTATTCTTTTTCAAGATTGGCATAGTTGTACTGCTTTGCCTGCGCCAACACTTTGCTGTTGACCGCTTGAGCTTGGATGTTTTTTACCGCTGCCTTGGCGGCTTTTTCAGAGGCTTTGACGGCTTCTTCGGCGGCGTCTTTTTGGGCTTGGTACTGCTGACCTGTGACGCCTAGTGTGCGATTGAGATCTGCCTGACGCTGATTGAGCTTGATCGTCGCTGCTACGGTTTTATTGATGTTGCCCGTGCCAAGCGCATCGACACGATCCATATTGGCGGCAGCAGTCAGCCACATTTTAGAGATATCGCCTGGTATCTGCTCAAAGATGCTCGCAGCGCTGCGATTGTTGTCTATAAAATTTTTGCCCATTTGAAAAAATGCAAAAGGGCTGTCCCAGTCAACGCCGTTGCCAAGCTGTGCAATACCAGCTGCGAGGCCGCCGATAGCTGTCCCCATCGTTTTGACGACTGCATTGACGCCGATGCCAGCTTTGGTAATAAATTTAAGTCCTTCAGCAAACTGCACACCTGCTATGTATGCAGTATCAGCGGCATCCGCAGTGCCGACCAGCTCTCCAGACGCGTCACTCAACACTGGGATAAGGCCTCGCACAAACTGCGTTTTTGCGCCCTCGACTGAGAGTGTCAATAGATCAGTGGTTGCCTGCAATGTTTGCGTTGCCCTAATCGTTTCAGCATCCATTACAGCGCCTGCATTTTCTGCCGCTTGTGCCCAAATGTCGAATCCTGCGCCGCCATCAGCTAACAGCGGGATAAGATGCGCTGCATCACTAGCCATCGCTTCCATATAAAAGGTCATTTCGTTTTGACTGATATTGGCTCGATCTAGGCTGTCATAGTAAAGTTGTAAAGCTTGCGGCCCTGATAGTTGTCTAAACTCCTCAGCTGTTACGCCAATTTGCGGGGCTATATTTTCAAAAAAATCGGCCATACCGCCACCGCCAGTTGATAGGAAATCACCTATTTTATCTGACGTGTCTTGAAATATAGCGCCGAGTGTTTCTTGTTCCACGCCCATTTTTTGTGCGCCGATGGTATATCTTTGAATCTCTTTTATAGACGAGTTTGCAATATTAGCTGTGTGCTGAAGCTCATTAGCTAAATTGATCTGCTCAACGACTAAGGCAGTAGTAGCGGCAGTGGCAGTAGCGATAGATGCGCCAACCGCTGGGCCCATCTTGTTTGCGTATTCGCGCATATCATTGAATGCGACTTTAGTTTGTGAGCGGACATCAGCGATGGATTGGTTGAAACTGGCAGAGTTGGCAGCCAAAACTATCTCAAGACGGGATAAGACTGACATAATTTACTCCGTTTATTTATTTGAGTTATTAAGCAATAAGGCTATACGCTCAATTTCCTTTTGACTGTCACTGCGCCCTTCGTACCTTTTCGGTAGTTTTAACGCCTTACCACTAGTGAAATAGATAACGACACAGTAATAAATACCGTCAGACTTACCGTCAAAATTAAATTCATTTTCTATATGAGAGATTTTTGAAGGGTTCAGCGCGTGGCCATTTATAAGTGTTAACATGATTAAATCCTAGATAATAAAAAGCCCCATCATTTCTGATAGGGCATTTGTAGTTAACTTTCTGAATTAATAGTTTCAGTGTGACCAATCTAAACCGCTAGTCTCAAATTCAAATTGTTGATTCCCATAATTGAAGAAGCCAATTTCAAGTGTTGCAGTGTTTGACTGTTTTAAATCTTGAATAAATTCATCAATTGAACCATCTAAAAACATAGTCTCGCTGCTACCAGCAGCAGCTTTTGCTAATGGATATCTTTTTACTTGATTATCATCAAACTTAGCACTCATATAACAGTTGTTGTATTCACACCAAAGCTGCCCATTATTAGTGCTAAATAATACTTCATTACCATTTTCTGGTGTATTTCTAATAATTAAAAATAAGGATGTACCACCCCTATAAGGAAAATCTAGTTGAATATTATTTATCGAACCTGATTGTGCAAGATAAGATACAGATCCGCGCATCTCGTCTTTAGATTCTTCATAATCCCAATTAGATGTTCTGACTGGCTCTACAGCGTTGTCAGTGATAGTGGTAGTTATTTGCTCTGGTGCTGAATCTTTTGAGGCGCTACTAAACACTGACCAAAGAACTGGTATACCAATAAAAATGGCAGCAAGCCAAGTAATAATTGAGGTTTGGCGATTTTTTGCGCCGCATGATGGGCATGTCGGCGCATTTTTACTGATTTGGTTGCCACAATCTTTGCATGTGATGAGTTTTGCCATGGTATCCCCCGTAAATTATTAGGTTAGTATACCAAAGTTGACTAGCTCATATCATCAAACATAGCCGACATTTTTGCTGTTTGACGCTCACACTGAGCGATGAGCGCTGCATGCTCGCGTTGCTCTCGCTCCTCATCAGTGATCGGCTCAGGGTCGAATAATAATAAATCACCGATACTGTCTGTATAACCGATGGTTGCACGGACAATATCAGCGGTTTGTAGGTCACTGCGATAGCCGCCCCATGGGTCAATACGATAGTAGGCCATCCACTCGACCAGCTCATCATTGGTGAGCGTGGTCAGTAGCTCGGCGACCGTCTTGCCCAGTGCCAGCGCCAACTTAAATAAAAACCGACGATTGGGGCGGCTGATTAGTTTTTTTCAGCAGCTGCTACTTTGCCAGGGCCAATGAGGTTTAGCTCATTGTATTTATTAAATACGGGCATGGTGATATGTGCTGGCCAATTGGCAATGGTTGGGATTTGCTTGTCGTTAAATAAACGATCACCTTTGTCATCAACCACCGCATGAGCAAACACCACGGCGCGGTTGGGGTAGTCTTTAAACTGACTGTCAGCACCGTACACTTTTTGTTCAAATTCCTCGCGCTCAGCGCAAGTATGGATTTTGATATTGATGTCACCGCCCAGTGATGGATGCGGCATAGTAGTATGACTTTTGGGCATATCTGCAATGGCAGCGGCGATGGCGGTGGCGGTTAGAGCTTTTGACATGATGTGTCCTTATTAGAGTTGTATTGTAAAAGAGGCGCTGATACATGGCATCAACACGGTTTATTATGGGCTAGTAACTGTGTTTAGATTAGAGATAACCAAAGTACCTTTCATTCGTAGTTTCTTCTCTTTATCGACTGCTTCTTGCCATTTCATTAGCTGCGCGGTAAAGGTTTTCTTACGGTTAATTTTGACCAGCTCATACTCAAAATCAGCATAACTATTGTCAACCCACATTTGATCAAGCTTTGTGTGCGTGGGGTCAGTTTGGTCATAAACAACTTCAAACTCGATCTGGCCATTTTTCTTAAACTCGACAATAACCGTCACTTCTTCTTGATCATCAGTTGCTGTGATATTGTCGGGCGTCTTTTCACCCATTGGTGGTTCGCATGATTGCAAGTGCGGGATTTTTGTAAATGTAGTACCAGTGCCGTCTACGTCGATATTTAAACGATGGAAGCTGTCTACAATATTTTCTTTTGCCATGATAAATTACCTCTCGTGATTAAAAAGTAGTGCCCCAGATGCGGATATCAGCGCTTTGGCGATATAGATATGGATCTGCTTTGGGGCCGTGGTTGTCAATAGTTGCGCCTTCAATTTCGTTTATAATGGGTAGTACGCGGCGCATCATCTCATTAGCAGCGGCGTAGCTGTGTGCATAGACGTCAATCTGTATCGGTACGCGGTCATGACCCTCATAGCCGTCGTTTGTATTGACTGGTATATTGATAATTGGCGTATAAACGATATAAGTGGCCTCGCCGATGTCGATAGATTCGGGCTTTTTTAGCGGATAAATGCGCCCATCGACTAAATGAGATAGTGCGTTTCTGATAAGTTTCGATGCGTCCATGTTTATCACTCATAGCGTTAGTCTTGCGTTAGTTTGTCAATACGTTTTGCCAAGTCCTCACTAAATAAGTCAATGGCCAACTGTACATTGCGCTCAAATGCGGGGCGTAAAAATGGCGCCGCGGCAGTGCGGCTGGTACCATGTTCGATAAAATGCCAGTACCACGGCCAAGGCTTATTACGGCGTTTTTTGACTTCGACTGTGACAGATGGATGTTCAGCTTTTTTGACGCGAGTGCGTCCGATGGCCTTTTTAAGATCGCCGGAATCCTCTGGCGCTAGTTTTTTGGCGTCTTTCATAATGGGTAGTGCCGCTTTCATAAGTGCGCCTTCTAGCGTTTTGCGCTGCGTTTTGGCGCTCAGCTCCTTTAGCTTGTCATCAAGCTCGTCAAGGCCGTTGATTTGCACATCAAAGTTGATTAAATCAGACATATAGCGCCTTACAGATGATGATTTTTTTATTGTCAGCAGGTACAGGCATGACGCTGATGACCTCGCAGACATCATGAGTTGTCAGGTTTTTTATTTTGTCTGCATAGCGTATATCAGTATGCAGATCGACATGCAGTTTGGCGGTCATCGTCATGCCTTCAGCGGCTGATCGCATTACGGCATCAGCGGACAGTGGCAGCCATTCGCAAAACGTTTGGCTGACAGGGCTAAAGCTGCTAACGACTGCACCGTAGTCGTCTTGAGTAGTTTGGGCGCGTAATATCTCAATCGGCGTACTCAACTGCCCGCGATTTAGTTTCATGTTATAGCCCCATTTTGCGGTATGGCGCGACTAGTCGATCATACGCAGGTGATTTGTAGAGTTGATGCGGCTGTGTGGACTCACGGTCACGGTACAGGTCGCCGATGATGAGTTTTGCAGCCGATACCAGAGGCGCTGCCAGTTGCCCCGTGGGTGTTAGACACTTTGCGTCAGTCAATGGACGGTCAATGTCATTGCCAATCATTGTTAGCGCCGTTGGGATCAGCTCGGCAATATACGCATCATGCATGCTATGCGTGACCATCAAGTGCGTCTTGGCTTGCTCTAATGTGATAGATGCGGTAATCATGAATGATGCCTATATTGATAAGAGACGCCGGACAGTATGCCCGGCGCTTTGTGATGGTATTGCGTCGATTATGGCCCAACGTTGACTAGGTCGCCAGTGACAGCAGCATCGGGCATGACAACACCGAAGGCAGCGCGCATTTCAGCGCGGATAGTGACTAGGTTTTTACGGAAGTTGTCGCCATCCTCGGTCGATAGCTGCACGTCCATATCTTCGCGGATATAACCCGTAGTTGCCATGGTCAGGTTGCCTGCCCAGAATTTACCCACGGGCATAGATGGTGACTGCACCACTTTTAGGCCCCAAAGTACGGGCTGTACTGCTGCGCCTGGCGAGCCAAACAGGTAATGACCATCGGTGCCTTTTGACTGTTCAATCTCTGCCCAATCTTGTGGGTTGATAATGACCGTCTCAGGCGGCAAAAAGTTTTTGTACGCCTCAGCCTTAGCGGTACTGATTGTGTCAATAGCGTTGTCTGCACTAGTAATGGTCAGACTGTTCCCAGCTTTTAATAAGCCATCAAAGCTGTCTGTTTCGCCATTAATAATTAGGTACTCAATTTTTAGGCGCACACCGTATGCCATGCGACCCTCAATGTATGCAGCAAGAGCAGGGGCGTCCGATAATAGCTGATTGGTCACGCGCAGCCAGTGCGCGACTACGTCAACTTTGAGCGATGCGGGGCCAAATGTGAGGCTTGACTCAGGCTTGAGTGCGCCCTCTGCTACAATATCAGCCATAAATGAGGTAGCAGACTCGCGCACATACTCGACTAAGCTTGTGGTAATTGGCACCCAGTCAATCATGTTGACCAATGTGAGCGGGTCAGCGTTTGCCGCTTGGATGTTTGTATTGCCGATGTCGCCTTGGGTGGCTATTCCGCCTACTGAGACGGTATTACGGACAGATACGCCGTCAATTTGCATCGCGCCGCGTGCATTGGCCAACGCGCTCATCTGTTTGCGCAGATCATCATTGCGTGACAGTACGCCACCGATTGAGTCACCATCGAGCGTGTTATCTTCAACGCCCTTGATCATGTTTTGCTCGATGTCTGTCAGGCGCGTAGACAGTTCGGTGATTTCGTTAGCAGCATTGGTCATCTTTTCGATGGCGCTGCGCGTTTCCGGATCGTCTTTATTTTCTTCGAGCGTTTTTTTGTATTTTTCGACCAAACCATCAAGCGTGGCCATCCGCGCTTGCAGTTTCGCGGCAAATTCATCATAAGCTTTTGTTGCGCCGCTGCTATCGCGAGTCATGATGCCAACGGCTTTGGTAGTAGGGTGTAGTTTGCGCATAATATGTCCTAATAATAAAAAAGCTGCCGATTGGCAGCGATGGGGGTTTATGTAGCGAGGTGTTAGCTGGCGTTATCTAAAAAAGCAAACGGATCGTCATCGGCGGTGGGCACGGTAGTGTCGGCGCCTTGATGGTTTGCGCCCATAATGTGGTCAAGCTTGGTGATAAAGCTGCGAGCATCGTCGGGGTTTAGCCCTAGCTTGGTCAGCATATCGCAGGCATCGCGCTCATCGACTAGGTTGTTGATAGTCTCAGACTGGCGGCTGATACGGGCGGCGCGGTCGCTTGGCTCATCGACCACGCTAATCTCAAACAGATCAGCGCGTTTGATCAGCACATAGTCATCATGCTGCTCATAGTCAATCTCAGCGACCGGATAAAACGCGATTGACAAGCCGTCTATGGTGCCATGACGCATCATTGCGCCGACACTATCTGCCAATGAAAGGCTAGGTGTCAGCTCACCTCGCAGTTTTAACCCGATATCATCCTCGACGATCTCAACCCAGCGTCCGATACGCATGGCAGCGGCGCCGTCAAAAAAGTTGCGCCAACCGTGGTTGTAGTACATATGCACCACTTTCGAGCCGCTATTGACCGCCTCAATCATGTCAGCAAATGCCCCGCGCTCAAAGCGCTCGCGATGCTGATTGGTGCTGTCCCATTTGACTGCATAGCCCTCAAAAGTATGCGCACCGGTGTTGTCATCAGCAAAGCGGATTTTGGCATCAGTAATTGCCATACGGCGTGTGCTGACTGTGTTCAGCAGCTCAGCACGCCCATCGCGGCATTGCAGCGCTTGCAGTCGTTTTTTAGACATTGTTAACCTCGTTATTTTGTTGATTGACCACATGCAGCGGTGCAAACCCTTGCTGCATGTACAGCTCATCGCCGCCATCCACTGGTTGCCAACCCTCAGCGCGGCGTATCTCATTGGGTGTGCGTTGGGCGGTTGCAATCTCAGTGCGATACATTTCAACGCGAGTGGCACGGTCAGCGCGTAGCATGGCGTCAGTATCAAATTTAAACTCGTATTTGTCCCAGTCCTTGCGCGGTAGTAGCGACGTCAATGCTGATAACTCAATGCGCTCAAAGTAGGGCCGCGCGTTGAATTTATGATACGCCTGAATGATTGAATTGATGCCGCTGCCCCAGTTGGTGGACTGAGTGTTGTCATTAATCAGGATGCTAGGCACGCCAAAAATGCGCGCGATCTCCTCCAGACTAAATCGGCGGGTGGCCAACAACTCCAAATCGCTAGGAGTGAGTGAGATCGGCTCAAATTTCATGTCGAGCGGCAACACTGGTATAAACGTCTCATCGCCACTGGTCAGCCCTTCCATCTCCTCACGTAGTGCCTCGCGTTGCTCTTTAGTCGGACTACCTTTGGTCATGAGTACACCAGTTGGTTTGGCACCATTGCGCATCAGCGATGTGATCTTGTCATCGGCAGCTTCAGCGACTGCGACGGCTTTGGCAGCGTGTTGCAGTGGTGACAATCCGGTTAGGCCGTTACCAAACAGTTTAATGTGCCAAATCTCATCATCGCTATAGTCTTTATGCTTGGCTGACGTGATGTGCTTGCGATAAATCAGATTGCCCTTGACTAATATCGGCGTGATATTTGCTGAGTTAATAACAAATAAGCCAACGATCCGCGAGTTTTTATCGCCCAGTCGTGCGATATGCACGTAAGCATTGCCGTCACTAACCAAGTTGAGCATCAGCTGCTCAAAAAACTCAATGCGCGTTTGCCGGTTGTTTGGCATATATCTGAGCAAGTCAATAATAGGGTGGCTTGCCTTATCGCCAAGGTTGCCGTCAGCGTCTTTATGGTACAGATCGAGCGGCATGGTGCTGATCGTCTCAGCCAATAGCCGGATGGATGCGTATACTGCCGATACGGTCATCGCCGTATCAAACGTTACAGGTTTGACGGTGTTGATCGGTTTATTGCTGTTTTGTTTGCCGTCCACGGGGTCACGCGGCGCGTAACCAAACCATGACGCGACGGTTTGCATAATTGCCATGTTATCCCCTAAAGCTCACAAAATCGGTTAAGTAGTCGCTCAGCTGTGTCTCAAAATCTTGGCTCGGTAAGTCGCCAGTTTCGTCGTAATACTGGGCGCGGTTGGTAGCAATGATTGCAGCGACAGCGCCGTCAATTTTACTTGCGTCTGATTCTTTGCGCGGGAATATGTTGTCATTGGCGTCTTTTTTGACGGTGACATTACCCATACACCAGCGCAAGATCGGGTTGCCATCGTGATGGATGCGGCCAGCAGTTAACAACGCGCCGATATGCTTCATTGGCTCAGACAGATAAGCAACTCGCTGCGGTACTTCGACCATACTCACGCCTTGCTCATTGAGCCGCATTGCAAGATATGTGGCGTTAAACGGGTCAAAGCCAGTTTCTTGCATGTCAAACTGCTCGCTATCGGCGATAATATCGCGCTCAATGCGCTCAAAGTCGGTGATATTGCCATCAGTGACGGTCAGCCAGCCTTGGCGCTCCCATTCGATGTAGCGCTTTTGATTGGGGTTGTTAGCGTTGTCCAATTGGGCACGATTGATATAAAAATCAGCAAAAAAGTAATAATGCGACTCACCGTCTATCTTTTTGACAAATAATTTGGTTTTGGCTGCCAAATCCACTTTGGACGCCAAGTCGATGCCACCAAAGCACGGATATTTGGCTAAAAGACCAGCGACCAGCAGTTTGTCTGCGGCATCGTCCCAATCTTGCATGTTGAGCCAACCGCTGCGAGCGGCTACCCAGACGCATAGATGCTTTGTTAGGAAGTCGGCTTGCGCATCAGGACTAATCGCGGCGCGTTGGTACTCGGCGGCGAGCGCATCTTTATGGACGGATACGCCATAGTTTGGGTTTGCCTTGCGCCAGCTTGCTGGGTCGCGCCAATCATCTGCGTCATCAATCGTATAGATGATGCCAAAGTAGCGATCATGCGACTCAAGGCCTGATAGCACTTTAGTGACCAGCGTGCGCTGCTCATAGCAAACACCGTCTAAGATAAATCCGGCGGTGGTGATAGCAAATAATATGGGCTGCTCACGCGCACCCATGCCCGTTGCCATGACCTCATAAGTGTCATTTGATTTATGCGCGTGTAGCTCATCGATGAGAGCAGCGTGGACGTTGAGGCCGTCAAGGTTGCCGCCGTAGTCGCGGCTGACGGCTTTAAATGTCGATGCGGTAGCAATAGAGCTGACAGCGTGGGCGGTGACCTCCATGCCCATGGCCTTTTGCATATCAGGGCGTTTGCGTACCATGCTTTGCGCAGTTTCAAACACAATACGAGCCTGGTCACGAGTCGTCGCCGCTGAATATACCTCAGCGCCCATCTCACCATCAGCAAAGCCAAGATAGAGACCGATGCCAGCAGCCAAGGTGGACTTGGCATTTTTACGTGGCACCTCAACATAGGCGTAGCGGTAGCGGCGTTTGCCTTCAAAATCTACCCAGCCAAATAAATTGGCAACAATGAATATTTGCCACGGCTCAAGTAGTATTAGTTCGCGCTTGTTTGCCAGCTCACCCTTAACGTGTGGTAGCAACTCAATAAAACGGCAAGCCTTGGCTGCCAGTTGACTATTGAATTCAAATTCAAAGCCGGACTCATTGGCGGCGCGGTTAAGGTCATTAAGATGGCGTTGACACGCTTGACGCACATAGACGCAAGCATCGATAGTGCCGTCAGTGACATCTGTCGCGTATTGCGTCGCGATATTAGCGTAGGCAATAGCGTCCGACATGATGTGATCCTAGTTTTGTTTAAACTCTCCAAACTCATCATCGCCAAATAGGTTACCCTGAGCGACATCGACTTTGATGCTAGAGCGCGACGCGGGTGATAACCCAAACTCGCGGCCTAATGAGATAAGTTGTTTTTGTAATGTATTGCGGATGCTGACCAGCGCGGTCTGCACTTTAAAACCATTGGGCGTGGTGCCGATCCAGTCATCGACATTCTCAAGTTTTGAGCAGACATCGCCGTAACGGGCTGACGTCTCTGCATACGCCCCAAACAAATCACCATCAATAACTGACAGCAATCCAAGTGCGACCAATTGCGGGGCTATCTTGTCCCACTGACGGCGCGATTTGGCGTCGAGCCAGTCGGGGCAGGGGGGTATGTCTATTTTAGGTTGAGCGGCGTTGCTTGCAGCCTCACGGTCACTACGGACGCGGCTGCCTTGCAACACTTTGAGCTGCGTCGGTTTGCGTGGACGGGCCATAGTGTCACCTGAGAATGGTTATCGTTTGATGGGGTATACCCCCTAAAGAGTTTTGACCATGCAAAAAAAAGCTTGGGGGCGATGGTCGTGGCGGGGTATCGTGTTTACTTTTTACCCCACCCTCCCATGCGTCGCTGGGCAATGTCATAGGCCGATAGTCTATTATCGACCGTGGTCGTTTTGACTGAGTGACATGAGTAGCACAATGACTGCCAGTTCGACTGATCCCAAAATAGATTTTGGTCGCCGCGATGGGGCAAGATGTGATCAACGACATCAGCCGCGACCACTTTGTCATTGTCACCGCAGTGCTTGCAGAGTGGGTTGTCTGCTAAAAAAGTAAGTCGCGCTTGACGCCAACGCGCATCGTATCCGCGCTGGGCAGATGATGGTCTGTTATCTATGCGTTTAAGCTTAGATTGCGTGGCTTGTTTAATTTTTGGTTTAGGTCGTGGCTTATGCAAGGGGCAGACGCCATCAGTATTGGCTTTGGCGTTGCAGCCTGCATGGCTACAAACTGTGGTAGGCATGGTTGGCATAACAAGCACCCAATAAAAAGCCCACGTCGATGCGTGGGTCTTGGCAAAAAGAAAGCCCGCTGCGGGGGGCAACGGGCTTAACTGGTGATGTTTGGGTTGAGTCTGCTTTGTAATTAGGCAGGAACTTCGAATATGAGAAATACTAAGCGAAACTGTTCCATTTATCAAGCATTCATTTTTTGGCCGACGACTTGTAATTGTATTGCAGACCATGCGGCGCGTGAGTTTGCGTTGATATCATCTAGTATAAAATTAACATAATCGGACAGATTATTGCGTGACCAAGTCGCCTTTGGGATATTTGCAAACGCTGCACGCTCGTTGCCAGTCCAAGCATATCCTGTGGTTTGGTTGACCGGATACTGTAATTCGGCTAATGCCGTGGCCACTACATTGCTGATGTGTTTTTTTGGTGCTGATTTTGCTGATAATTTAGTGGTATAGATACTCGATAGTCGCGCTTGGATACTGCTATCAAACCCGTCATTCAAATAATGATAGCAGTCAGATTGTATGTCACTTAAATTTGCATAGGCTTCGGCTGCTGCTCTTAAATATTCTTGTCTCATTTTATTAATCCTTATCTTATTAATCGTCCGACACCATGATTTTATGCTGTCGGCTCTGCTGTCGGATGCTCTAGCCCTTTAGTTATATAGCTTTTATATTACTTCCGACATGTCCGACATGTCCGACACCATTATTATTTGTGTACGTGCGCACGCATGTAAATATTACGCTCGCTGCTGTCGGAGCTGTCGACGCCATACAGCACATGTGTTTGTTGCTGTCGGCTCTGCTGTCGGATGCTGTCGGATGCTGTCGGATACATTAGCTAAAATCCTTCTCTGTAGCACGTCCAAGGGCGCGATTAAATAAGATGGTCTCATTCTGCACGACTTCGACCGCATTGTCAGCCCCTTTATCAAATAAAATTTGTGCCTCTGGTGTTATCCAGACCCGCGTGGTTTTGCGCTTAGATGATGGGAGTGGGAAGCAGATGTCTTTTCGGGCATCTTGCATGTACCTGTCAATCTCAGCGTTAAAATCCCTATCACGCTTGGCAAACTCGTTACGCTCGTTGCACCAACGCCGGTACACTTTGAATAACTGTGACTTAATACAGCAGCCATACGGTATGTTGATCTCACCGTCCCTGATATCTCCGGCTGCCCATTCGTTATAAAACAATACGGGGTTAGGTAAGCTTGCATCAATCAGCTTTTGCTTGTCTTGATTAAGTGGCGGCTTGCTGTGTGCGTCAAAGCCATTCATATCTATAGACATTAGATAGTGATAAAACGCTGCGATGCCGTCATTATTAATCTCGTCAAACAGCTCATCAAAGTACTCTTGTGGTGGCACATCATCAATCCTGATAACAAAATAGCGCCGATCACCTAAGTCAAGCTCAAGCGGTATGGTTGAGTTAGATAAAAAGACAAAATTGGCATGATTGGTCTCTTCATGACTGGGTAACATTTTTTCGTTAATCAACAATTTTTTACCCGTGACCAAATGTTTTAGCTGGCCTTTAAAATGGTTACGTTCGCTACGGCTCACTACTTCCTCGCACAAAGCGAACAAAGTTTTGGACAGCCAGCTATTAAACTGAGACTCTAGCTGCTGCTGTCCAATCGTACGATGGTGTCCGCCGTCGCCTTCACCATAGATTTGCGTCATAATCTTTTCAAATAAGATGGACTTACCAGGACCCTCATTGCCATACATGACCACAGCCGTGTCCATCTTAGCACCAAGGTTTTGCAAAGGATAAGCTAGCCACCGTAGCAGCCACATGTATTCGTCCTCACGGTAGCCACAAAGCCGCTGCACATGATTGATGATCTTTTCGCAACTTGAGGCGTCATGATATGGCTGATCAGGCAGGCCTTTAAATAGATTGATGGTATTGGCGGGTAGGTTGCCTGATGGCTCAAACACTAGATCCATAACCGTTTTACGATCGCTGGCTTCTTGCCATAGCTTAAACATCTCATTATTGCCCACAGCATGGCGCAGATGACCAATGCGCATGCGCTTCTCGTTGAGATTGTCCCAGACGGTATCAGTGCCATAGACTAAATAGACATGCTCAACCAGTGCATCAAATGTCCAACGACCAAAGCCTTTGGAAATATTTGTCTTATGTTTAGGTTTGTTTTGCGCTAAATTTTGCGGGGTGTGGGGTTGTTTTTGCTCAAGCCAAGCGTTGATGGGGTCGCCGATAAGCTCAGTGTAAAAGCTGTCAGCAAACCCCAGTGCGCCCAGCGCATCGACTTTGGTGTTAATTTCAGTTACCCAGCCTTTGTTATACTCAGCTTTACCCAGCCAGTCAAAAAACTCATCATGCACGGGTAGAGCGATGGCGCGGCCTTTATACGCCTCGATAGCATACTTAAGATTGCTGCGCTCAAAGTAGACGACATAAAGCGCTGGGTGCTTGGCTTCTTGCATGATGCCGAACACTTCGCCCACTGAGCGACACAAGATAACTGGCATCCCAGCTGTCTTATCGCCAAACGTCGCGAAACCGCGCGGATAGCCTGTAGGCGTGTAGACCACTGGTGAGGAAAACGGCGCAAATGCGTAATCATCGCCTGGCAGATGCGCTAGGTCAGTGACATCACCAGCCGCGTCGTGCAACTGCATAACCACATAGCCATCAAGATCGATCGTGCGATTGCCCATCTGGATGCTGTAATCATCCGGTGTCATGCGCAGGCGACCTTGCTCCCACTGATGATGTTGATACAGCACATGATCAGATGGCAGTACCGCGCATTCGTTCCAAAACTGGCTAAGTTCGTCCCGCTGTTGCTGAGTTAGTGATTTTTTCTTAGCCATTGTGTTGCTCCATATTACGTTTGGCAGTTTCTAATATTTTTTGGATGTGACCGATCAGGGCATAGCCGTCTTTTTGCATGCTTGCATATTCGTCGGCGTCAATAATTCTATCGGCGTAGGCGTCCAATGACGTGCTATTTAGATCCGCAAACTTCTGACCTAAAATAGCAATATCTGTCATCTCATCGCTTTGGCTGTCCGCGTCGGGCAATACAAACCACCCCGCATTACCATGCGCACAACAAATAGCGTCCATAATTAGTGGTGATTGAGTAGCGCTTAACACTTGTTCGATGAGTGTCGGTGATAGTGTGTGGCTTGTGCGATTTGGATTGACTTGCAGCACTGCTGTGTTGTATGTCAGACCGTATGTCTCACAGATTTTTCCCAGTGTGCCGCGCGGCTTCATCGCTGCTTGATAAACTGCGGCTTCTAAATCCAGCACGCAGCGCTCAGCTCGCTGTGCGGCGGTGTAAAGTGTAGACGACATATTGCCCCCGTTATTGTCGTGTGATTATTTCAGCAGTGTTGCTATGCTATTGATTGTTGATTACTTGAGTCGTTTGCAGCTTGCGGCGGGGGAAAGATATCGGGGCGTAACTCATGACATGGCACTCCCGTTACCTCGCTAATTTTTGCAACATATTTAGCGGAAGCTTTTTTATCTCTAAAAACCATAACGCCGATATTTGATGATGTGCGTTTTAAACCGATTTGTTCTGATAGCTCCGCTTGACCGCCAGCAATGTCAATTGCCTTTTGCAGTGCTAACAGCTCTGGTGGGGTGTCGGTGATATGCATAATAAAATTACCTTTGTCTTTATTAGTTGACAATATAATTACATTTGTAACTCATATTGTCAATTACTTTTGTAAGTGGCGCGTCATTGCATTTGTAATTATTATGTTTAAATTTAGAGGAGTTGCTATGATGGAATCGGATCTAGAGAAATTAGACACACTGGCTAAGCGTGTGAAGTTTGTGCGTAAAGAGAAAAAACTCACTCAAGCGCAGCTTGGTAAGATGATTGGTGCCGACCCATCAGTGATAGGAAATCTTGAGCGAAGAAATGGAAAAAGCAGTAGTTATACCGAAGCTTTAGCTAGGGCGCTTGGCGTTAACTTATCGTGGTTGATGTCAGGGTCTGGCGATAGACAAGGCGGCGCTGAAAATACGCATGAAGTTGATACCACAGGTGAAACAAGCAGTGATTACGTGATAGTGGGCGGCACGACTGATTACCCGTTAGTTAATGTCCCGTATAAAGATTTAAAAGCCAGCTGTGGTAGCGGATACGTGAATTTAGAACACCCTGAGCAGAAAGGAGTAATTGCATTTACCGTTGAGTTTTTGCGTGAGAACGAGTTGCCAATTGATGGTAAGGGGTTGCTACTTATGCATGCATGCGGCGACAGCATGGGCTATACAATACCTCACGGCACATTAATGCTCGTTAATACAAACGAAAACGAATATGACAACTTTATTAGTAATAAAATCTATGTGTTCAATGCAGACGGGGAGTCTATCTGTAAACGGGCTTTTAAAAACATAGATGGCACGGTGACTTTGGTCAGCGATAACGCAGATAAAGTTAGGTATCCAGATCAAGTGGTTAACAAAGATAAATTTTACGAGTTTAGTATGGAGGCGCGCGTAAGATATACATTTAGCAAGCTATAACAGCCGCCTTTGGTAGCATTAAGTGAAAAAAAATATGGTATCTACAAATAATTACAATAAGTAATTGTATAAAACAGATGAATTGTAATTACAAAAAAAGACTATATCGATAAAAAGTTACAAAAGTAATTGACAGCTTGAATTACAAATGTAATTATATACCCGTAATCAACAAAACGGGTATAACGTCATGTCTCATCAAAACAACAGCACGGTACAATCCTCCCGCGCTCAACAACAGATTGAGCGCTTGCAAAACATCCTATCTGAGCGTACTCAGCAACTCCAAGCTGCTGAGCACCAAATCACAAAAACCCACATCACCGTCAAGCACGCACGCCGCAATGTGCGGTTGCTAATGGCTCTGTGCGCCTTACTGATCGTCATTATGTCAGCGGGAGGTGCAGCGTGAGTAAATTAATCAGCCGATTTGAGATTGGTTTGGACAATGATGCCAAAGCCACAATCAATGATCTAAAAGCAAAGATAGATGGGCTTGCACATGAATTGTCAGCTAAAAATGACACTCACGCTGACCGCCTACTTGCTGCCATGCAAGCGGATGCGGCTAATGATGCGCTGCAACCTGAGCTCAAAGAGTTGGGTCAGTGGGTGTTTGAAGGGCAGGATGAAAAGTGGGTAAGTGCTGCCAAAGATGCTGATAATGAAGTTTGGTTGTTTCAAGTGCCATTAAAAGACTTAGCAACTAACGAGAATAAGGACTACTCGTTGTGGTATGCACAAGATGGTTCAAAAGCTAGATACCTTTGCGATCTTAGATCTAGTGAAGATTGGAAAAACAGTGCTATCGACCGTGAAACCGTCAACGATGTCGATTATCTAAGCGGCAACGACTTAGACGAATGCGTCCCACATATCGATGATGTATTAGATCAGTCTGATGTACTGTCTGAGTCGGTACCACAAATAACCCAAGCTGATATGCAGCTTATCTTTATCAAAAACCTATCCGAAACACTTATCCAGCGCATGCATAGCATGGACCGTTTTAGCGAAGACGACTATGCGATTGGTGGTGATAAATTGATGGCGTGGGACATCGTGATTGGTAACAATTCCTTTAATGATAAGCGTCCTAATTTTGCGATTGTCATAGCAACATCAAATATAGAAAATAGTGATAAATCAAGCTTTGGCATAGCAGACCTTAATAGTTGCTTTTCACTGAATCAGTGGAATCATACAGGTCGGTACGTAAAGATATCGGTTTGGCACAACGAAACTTATCGCACCATAACCGAAGACGAACTGCCAGCATTCCGCGCGGCGCTGGAGGCTTGCTATGCGTAATATCGCCAATATCAAACCATCAGCAGTCCTGGCATCTCTTATCCAAAGCGCCAAGCTAACAAACGCGGTCAGCCGTAAAGCGTTACGTGACGCTAATGTGAAATGGACAGCTCATATCGCTAAGCCAAGATGCAATCGTGATCAGCAAGTGCTGCTCGATGTCGCTGACCAACTGCGGCTGGTCATTGTGCAAGTCTCACAACGCCGGTGCCGTATTAATCCGCCGCAATGGCCAGTGATGATCCAATTGGAAGCTGACTTACGCGCTGCGTATGCCGCAAACATCAACCTTGAGCCGTTACTTGACGCAGTAGCGGCTAACACTGACCACAGCGAGGTGGCGTGATGTCTATAACTGTACCAAAACGTAAAGGGCCGCTATTGGTAAATATCAGCGGTGCCGCTCATATTGGCGTGACTACTGCGTGTGACCGCGTCCAACGCTGCTTAAATGCGCAAGGCATTGTCACTGACGTTATCACGCTTGTGCGTGGTATCGATGTTGATAATTTTGACGATGATTATTTGCTTGGTAATTACATGCATCTAGACGTCATTTTGTTTGATAAACACCGTAATGTCTCGTCTGCTGCAAAACGGCGGCTGATACAGCCGCTTTGGGACGCCGAAGGCGTGACTCCCGATTTGAGTGTGCTGCTCAGCTCATCGATGGATACATATCGTAGAGCTATCGCCAATCGGTCTGATAAGCATAAAAAAGCGGCGCTGCATGAGTCGTATCTGTCTATCGACAAAAATCACTATGGCACGCGCAATCATCATGTGGTGCTCACTGATGGCAAACATGGGCAATTGTATGCGTCTGGGACCATTAAGAGTTTGATATTACGGGAGCTTAAGCGATGAAAGTCTCTTTTGTATTACTCGGTGATCAAAACGTCAAAGATGATGTGCAGACTGTAATTTCAAAAATTGAAAAAGGTTTTGGATTGGAAATTCAGGAAATAAGTATTAAGCAGCAAGGTGATCTAAGGCTTTATAACTTTAAGGCGGATGCGGGGTCAAAAGTAATAAGGAATTTTGAAGAGTGGGATTACATTCAAAAATTAGAAGTGTATCTAGAGTTTAAGGTGGGTGCCAATGAGTAAAACATTATCACTGAGCCGCCGCGCTCATCTATTTGTCAGAGGTGACGCGCTGTTTATTAAGCTACAGACCCCGCACAACAAAATGCCAAAAAAGGCCGATATTTACATACTTAAAAAATTTGAGATCGACCGTCTAAAGGATATCCGAGACTGGGCCGATGCAATGATTAAAGCAAGTGAGATAAGTAATGACAAAACAAATTAAACGAGTCGCGTTTGGTGCAAACAATTATGGCCTGCAATGGCTGGATGTAAACACCCGTAGCTGGGAGATTGTAGACGCATGCGCGGCGGGGCGTCATCTGGTAGGCCGAGCATGTCGCTTGGCTGACCGTGGCAATAAAATTGAATATCGCACTGGGTCAACCTACACGACCATCAATGCGACTGTTGAGAAGATGGGGTAGATAATGGCTGATGATGCTGATCGCGCAAACGACTATTTAGATTTAACAATGTCTCATTGTCTAAGTCGCGCGCCAAAATTTGACAAGCCGTCGCTGACAGAATGTTTGGAATGTGGCGAAGATATACCTGCTAGACGCCAAGCAGTGGGTGGGATAACGCTCTGTGTAGATTGCCAAAGTATATTTGAGAAAAGGGGACGGTGATGGAAAATGATGATTTAGATCTTGATGTTTATTGGCATGAACTGAAACGTCTTGCTACAGCCCATAATGAATATATTTCAGACGCGGAAAAAGAAGATTGGTGTTCTCCTTTTTATTCAGGTTGTTCGCCAGCGGAAGTGTTTTACGAAGAGTTTCCAGAGCACTTACCTAAAAATAAGGAGCAGTGATGCTAACCAATAATGAGCAAATATTAGTGATCACCGGCACAGCTATCTTGCTTGGCATGCTGGTAGTCGCAGTAGTTTGGATGTTGTCGATTGAATTGAATAAAGGGGAGTGATGGATTATGAAGAAAAAATACTGTAACACGATAGTTATAGGTTTCGATGCTGTGGATGACGCTAAACGCCAAGAATTAGTAAAAAATCTTAGTCAAGGCGTTATGGATGATTGGGTATTATTCATAAGTGCTGACAATGTCTTAGAAAATAAAGAAGTTTTCATTGGCGATACATTTAAGCACGTGGCGACTGGTTTAGTAATAAAGGTCGTAGAAGTAGCTTATAGTTTTGAAAATGACAATACTTTTGCGGTATGTGATCAAGTTGATGGATTTAAAAAAGGTTTAGAGATTAGAAGTTTAAAGGAGTTAACAGACAGATTGGTTTGGGTTAAGGAGTAGTTAAGATGACTAATACAACTAATATTCCGCAAGTTATTGACCAGCTTATTGAAGTGATACAAAATGGTGGCGGGTTGATTGACTGGGTACAGGCTGAGCGTTTTGAGCAAATCACTGGTATCAAGCAGTCATCGTTACGCGGCAAACATGAGATGTGGCCAGAAGGTATTGTCTGGGCTAAGTTTGATGACGGTCGCCTCTATTATAGTATTGCGGGGTATAACAATTGGGCAAGTCAGCAAGCAGCAAATCGCTGCCCACAGGCGTCACCGACAGAAACGGCACCATCCGTATCTGGTGGATGTGGCACAAAAAGAGACACTGGCAAACGCTTGAAAAGCTCCCCGCGACAGAACGCGGCTACGCCGCCGCGTCTGTTATCAGAAATCGCTTAGCTGAGCATGCCAAATGGGGCACACTTACTGACGATATCATCAATGAATTATGCGGTAACGATGATGCCCCAAAAACCACTCCTACCTTTTTAGACTATGCCAGGCTTTATCTAAAGCAAGCAGACGTCAGCAAAGCCACCTTGCGCGAATACGCAAAATCCCTCGATAGATACTGGATACCGCCCTGGTACCAACGTGAAATCCATACCATTACCGCAAAAGAGGTCCGCACATTGATAGCGGACATTGTTTGGTCTAGTGAAAAGACACGTAATAATAATCTAATACCTTTGCGCGGTGTTTTTGGCATTGCATTAGATGATAGCGTCATCCATACCAACCCAGTCGATAAGATAAAAAATACCAAGCATCAAGCCCCACCGCCGGACCCATTTAGCCGCGATGAAATGGAGCGCCTGCTTACCTGGTTGTATGACAAACATGGTAAAGATGAAGCTGTATATTGGTTATATTTTGAATTGGCGTTTTGGACAGGTATGCGTACGGGTGAGCTGCTCGCGTTGACTTGGGATGATATCGATTGGGACGCGGGGCTGATTAAAGTAAGCAAAGTCATGAGTGATGGGGAGCTAGTTAATCGCACCAAGACGGCTGAATATCGTGATGTCTTCTTTAATGCGCGCAGTGAAGATGCGCTGAAGCAATTAAAACGTATCAAATCACCAGTCAGTGATCGGCTGTTTATGTCCCCGCGATTCATTAATAGTGCTTGGCAAACAGACAAGACGCCAAGACGAGCACTTACAGCGGCGATGAAAGCGACCGGCATACGACATCGGGCTACTTATACGACACGTCATACATTTATAACAAACTGTCTAACAGATGGATTGAATATTTACTTTGTGGCCAAACAAACGGGCCATAGCGTGAGAACGCTTGAGACTAGATATGCGCGCTGGATCGACGTGTCGAAAGCACGTAGTGAGATTGCTAAATTGGATACGGGGAGTAGGTAAGATGTTTATTAATTATAAGCGGTGCCCAGAATGTGGGGCAAGATTGAAGCATTACTACTGGTATTGTGGAGATTGTGACAATCAAAATTTGACCAATTGGCCATTGATGATAGCTATAGTTATAGCGTTCGTAATTATGATGGGATTTATCGCGCTTAATTTCTTAGAAAAAGCTTGTTATGACAGCTTTCTTCAGCAGTTAGTCATGAACTGGGGTATTAATTGCTAATCTGTGCCAAATCTGTGCCAAAAAAAATAACTCAACGACCTAAGTCGTTGAGTTATATAGTATTTCCTAAGCATTGCTTATTTGAAAAAACACTCTACAGTAAAAACCCGCCTTATGGCGGGCTTCTATTATAGAGTGATTTATTATTAGTAATTGATATGACGAGTTAAATGAATATGGTCAAATGAATTAGCTTTCCGCATCTGCATCAACTCCATGGCTAGTTCCTTGCTCTCTTGACGAGCTTTTTGAAGAGCATTGTCCAAATCCTTCGGTGTCCGATACATGGCCACATTCTTCGGAGTTTGGAGTTGTTTCATCATCGACTGGCTGTTCATCATTATTTTCTCCTTCTTTGGAATTAATGGTAACACAAAGAACATCAGTAAGATCTATACCGTTTCTTATAATAGCGTCTATATCTTTGAGCCAGCTGTCTTCCTCGTCTGAAGGAGATCTTACCGACTTAAAAATCTTACTTGCTTCTTTTCTATCAATAACAAAACCATGAGATGGATATCCAGCTACGAGCTGTCTAACGCCATTGTCTTGTAAGTTTGCGAATTTCTCTTTAAGTAAATTCCCGTACGTAAAAGCAATCTCCGTTGCTCTCTGTATTTCTCCTAACCTTAAAGGGTCAATTTGAGAGAATATAGGAGAAAAGGCACCAACAACGATTTGTGAAGCTGCTTCACTAGCAAGCTTTGTAGATAATCTGCTTTGTACTTTCAAGTTTACGGTAATGGTGTTAAACATATCGTAAGCTTGAGTTGTTAATACGTTAAAGCCTTGGATGATATCCATACCTGATGAGCGCTCGAACATCTCGTCTGATTTTACAAGTTGAACGTCTAAAGGACCAAGTTCGCCACGATCAGATAATACGAGCTCACTAGCTCCAATTGCAATCAGGGTCCCAGCGGATTTGCAGTAATGCGGAACAAAAAGAGTGATGCCATCAGTAAAATAATGCTGCAAACAACGAGCTATTCTAAATCCAGCATCTGGATCACCACCAAACGTTGATAAAACTAGATTTACTTTTTTAGGGTAATACTCTTTTAATTTCTCACATTCCACAGAAATCTTTTCATAGCCTGTCCGGTTAATTTCACCAGTGTAAATTATGGTTACTGAATCCTCAGCATGCAAAGTCATAACTATCCTTTTTATTTAAGGTGAAAAAAGTTAATGCCAATATTTTGATCGATACGATTAGTGCATGTGGGACTAAAAACAGAGACTAGTATCATGCGCTCGCTTGATTAAATAAGTTTTATTATGACTTATAAATTCAAAGTTGAAAGAAAAATTTTTGTGCCAAATTTGTTCCATAAAAATAACTCAACGACCTAAGTCGTTGAGTTATTTAGTATTTCTTGGTCGGAACGGCAGGATTTGAACCTGCGACCACCACACCCCCAGTGTGGTGCGCTACCAGACTGCGCTACGCCCCGAATGACTGACTATTTTACGCAAAATTAGGCATATTGCAAGGGCTA